GTTTCAGTCAGACTTCAAAAGTCTGAAGAAGGGCATGCGGAAATCGTTTGCCCTCACCGGTAGGATCGATTCCTACCGGCCTATGGCACATATGGTGCCATATTACGACCTCTACCGATCAAAGGTAGGGTTCGAGTCACCAGCTGAGCTGGGACGCTACGTCTTAACCTGGTGTCAAACCAGGGCGACGGGCATGGCGGATCATGTGATGATCCGCAATTCTCTTGAAAAGTTCAAGAGAACGGTTCAGGAGCCCTCAGAGAGGGTCAAGATCCCTGAACCGTACCTCCTGGATGCTACCAGGATGGCCGTTAACACTATGGGTGTTAACGCGGTTGTGTCCGTGGGCACAACTGCTTGTCTCGAGTCATCTCGAGGCAAGGGGGGAAAGACAGCTTTCCTCCGCGACACGCTTGCAAAAAAGCGTGTGCTGCGTTTCACTTATAACATGGAAACGCTCGAGCCGACGGCGATCAAGCCCCGGCCGGTCAGGACACCAGGTGATGTCCTGAGCTGGGCTGTACAAACAGTCCTGCACCACCCCACATATGTGAGGTGCGTGAGGGTTCACGCTGTCGTCGAACCCTCGAAGGCGCGTACGATTACGGTCGCGCCTTACGCCTATCAAGTGATAATGGGCGTCCTGGCACACATGTACCAGGCGACTTTACAACATAAACATGTAAAGTCAGGGCTTAAAGCAGATCGCCACTTGTGGCGATTTGTACAAAAAGTCCTCAATCCGCAATCAGCGGAGTGGCAGCACCTACCGGAAGGTGCTACGATCTATGCATTGAGCACAGATCTTTCCGAAGCGACAGACTTCGGGAATCTGACTGTTAGCAGTCAGATATGGCAGTTTTTGATAAAACTGTCATCGGTGCACGAGGGCTTTCCCCGTGCACTGGCTGTACTGGGCAAGACCCTGTACAACGGGAGACGATTCTTTTTCGTCCCTGACCAAACTGGCAATTACCAGTTGGTATCCAGACAAAGAGGCTGGATGATGGGTGATATGATGACCAAGGTCATCCTCACCATCGCTCATGATGCAATATGCCGCATGAGCCGCCTACAAGTGTACAGTCTTGTGGGCGATGATGAGATCGCACTCAGTGCATCAACTCATCAGTTGTCGACGCAAATCGACAATCTTCAGACCATATTCAAGGTGTCTGAAGAGGACACGTACATATCGTGTCACCTCGCATTCTATTGCGAGGAGGGGACGCTCGTGCCACAAAGGGCGTCGTCCTCTAACCACGTTCAAATGAGACGTGGTGAGGAGCTGTCATACTTGGACTATCCAAGGTTCAGACTCCTTCTACCTCAGATTTCTGAGGTAGACGCCTACTCCATGAGTAACTCGGGTAGGTTCGCGCTCCTAGGGAAGGAGTCGCGTTGGGTTGACAATGTCAATCCAAAGGCGCGCAAGTACTTTACTCGCGCGTCTCTCCTACAGCACATTCTCGTGCCGCAGGAGCCGGACTGTATCAGTCCGTACGTCCCCAGAGAAATTGGGGGCGATGGGGCAATGCCCCACTCACCAGGATTCCTGGCGAGGGTCGTTGCGGACAAATCCCGCAACGCCAGGGAGGTCATGTACAGAATGGCCTCCCTCATGTCCGGTACAACCGGACATAGGTACGTGCGGTCTGACCGCACGGACAAGGTGGTGCACAAGCACCACCTTTACCTTCCAAAGATGGAAGGGCTGCGGGAACTGTTGCCCGCAGACTCTGTGATAAAACCTAACACAGAGGAGGGGCTGCTTCTATTGCGGTCCCTAAAGGTGGACAACATCTGTACACCTGAGCGGGCTTTCTTTAAGCTCGCTAAAGCGGCCTACTATAGGGCGCTTCTGGCAGGTTTGGACCCGCCAGAGCCGACATTCTCACTCGAGAGGAGTTATTCGGCTGGGCACACGGAAGATCCGTATGTCAACTTCCCGGACTTTTTGGAAGCCTGGAAGAATCCTGGATTTGTCTTCCAGGATAGCTACGATTACTTCGTAGACTTGGAGGCCCTAGGTCTCCACAACCCAATGCAATTGGGTTGGCGTTTTGGGCCCACGGCCCAAATACGATCTGGGGAATTGTTTTCCCAGTGGGTGAGGGACAACCTCACCCTGGAAGACCAAGGTCTTCCCGATGTTCTGGATTCTATCCGGAACATGAGGCCATTACCGGAATGGGTGATGGCTAGACTCAATTTGTACATTGAGTCCGACAACTACATCATGATGCAGTTGCGAAACCGTGGGACTTACCCACGGTTCATCCTTGTCGTAACACGCGACAAGAAACTCTGCATACGTATGCAGAGATGGTTGACCGCGAACGGTCATACCTCGAACATCATATTGTTCGATCCGGCCATCTACATGATGGGCCGGCTGACTGACATTGAGTCAGTCAGAGTCTTCACATGGTACAAACCATTCGAGGGAGACGTCGACTTCATGGTCGACCCTGGAGCTATGCTCCACGTGGACTACACTGAGTTCACGGATGGCTTCCCTAATGAGGAAGACTACTTCGATAGACCTATCGAAGTATTGGATGCAGTACCACGTCATCCTGATGTGGTACTCGTGCGCTTAGCGCACGCACGCAACTAAGTTGCGGAGTAGTGCATAGCACTGCTCTCACGGCTTAAACCAACACTGGTAGCCGCGGATTCTGGGTTTTCACCC